CACGGCTGAACAGCACCGCAAGGGTATGACGCAAGCCGCCGAACGCGGTCGAGCACTCACGCTAGACGCTATCTTCAACAGTCCTAAAGTACGAAGGAAGGCTGGCCTGTAACAATGAGCGCTTACGCATTCGTCAATTATGTCCGCTTCAAGGACCAGTCCGATACATACATCGGTGGCGGCTACCAGAATTTCTTTATCAACGAAGAACGCAGTTACGGTGGTGCCACCTATAGCTATGCACCTTTTGCTCTTTCGTCCGGCAGTGGCTCTCGCGGAGGTGAGCGCTCCAGCGCTTCTCTTGTAGCAGGCACAAACGGAATCACTGTGAGCCTATTTGCAGAAGCCGTACAAACAAAGCTGATGTTGGAAGTTAAAACAGTCAGCCTTGATCCTCTTACATTCGCAGACGAAGCTCTTGTTGCATCTGAGCTGTGGCGTGTTGCGTCATATGAAATGGACACAACGCGAGTCATCCTCAAGCTCACTTCACCCCTGGATGCCGTCAAGGCTTTGGTCCCCCGCCGAACCCTGAGCACAGCCCTGGCAGGAGCCCTGCCGACCTCGGGGGGCCTGGTGGTGAGCTGATGTGGCACCAGTGGATCGGTCTGCCTCATCGGTTCCGCGCTGACCCCAGAAACGGCGAAGGAGCTGACTGCCTACTCATGGTGTGGGCCGTGCTCGACACAGCCGGCGTGCCGCACCCCGAGTTTGATGCCGCCTGGCTAGATCTCGCCGAATGGGGCAGGCATCAACGCCTGGCGGAGATCTACCGAGACATTACAATACCCCTAGAAGAGCCTGAGGAGTACGCGACAACGTTGTTTTCTACTGCACGCACAATTGGTATTGGCATTGTCGTTGACGATGGCCTGCTTCACGTACATCATCGGCGCGGCGTGCAGTGGACTCCTTTGAATCAGTGTAAGCCGTTGGAGTTTAGGAAATTCCAATGATGCTACCTTCTGACCGCTATCTTGCTGAGCTTCTCGGCCTTACAGAAGCGCAATACCGTCACTATCAAATTGAAGTGAGAAAGCGGGCTGCGCAGGGACCGCAGCCTGCTGTTGTGGCCGGTGTCGAAACAGTTATCGCTATTGCGAGCCTTGCAATCGGCATTGGATCACTCGCCGTATCGGCTCTACTTAAGCCCAATATCCCGAGTCCGGGGCAAGCACCGGGTCAGCCTCGGCAAACACAAGACCTGACCGATCCAATCGTTCGCAACACACGGTTTGCACCAAGATACGGGTTTGACAGTCAGCAGGATATTGCCACTCTCGGTAGCATCATTCCTGTTATTTACGCCAAGCGTGAAAGCATCGCTGGCGCAAACTACGGCGGCATTCGCATCAACATGCCAATGCTGTGGAATCAGATTCTCAGCTTAGGCGGCGGTCAAATGCTGCGTGGCGTTTTCATGCTGGGAGAGGGAACAATCAGCAGCCTCGATATTTCAGGCTTTGCGATCGGATCCAATACTATACAAAGCTACATTTTTGATGATTCTACCGCCGCGCAGGAGGGATCTAGAGTCACGGTGTATTTCAGCGGTGACGGGGGGCGAATTGCTGGCGCTGATCGCGTCCTCGGTCGCACCAACGTCAACGATGACGGCAGCGCTGGCAGTTCTGATGTGTTTCAGGTGTACTGGGACGGGCAGTACCGAGCAGATTTCTGTTCATCTCATCGCCCGAGCACGCAAACCACATTCGGCGTATATGCACCTATCGGAAACAACTTTATGTATAAGGTGAACCCTGTCATCAGGCCAGGGGTTCGCAGTCAGTATCAATCAAATACAAATGATGGTCGCTTGCAAGTCGATTGTCCCAATGATGACCAACAACTGTATCGACGTGATAAATATATCGCGCATTTTTCCACATTTAGCGGCGTCATAGGCGATGGCACAGAGCAGGCGGTGGCGGCAGGGGACTCGATAACTTACAAGTTATTCAGCAGCAGCGATTGGACGACAACATTCCCATCCTCTGGCGGTGGCGATAGCACCGTAGAAGCTCGCGACGTTGCCTCAGCCGTAGCGTCACTACAAAAAACTTGGGATGATCGCATCATTGTCGGCGAGCTATACAAAATAGGAGACTTGCTCGCTGTTTGCACTGATCGCACCCCGGACGATCAGTTTGTGTCCGAGGCCGATCTTGAAGGCAGCAGCGTTGGGGCGATAACTATAACAGCAACGTTCAAAGCATTGGAGGCCGGATCGGTCAAGGGATACACGGAGGCCTACCTGACCGACAAAAGAGGAGATCAGGGTCAGCGCGAAAAAGGCACAACTGGCGGGCACTTGTTGCGCTACGCCAGAGCACAGATTTCCGTAACCCGAGCCTGCCAAGCTGTTGAGTTCGGCATCAAGTCCAACCTCGGTATCAGAATCAGCAATCTATGCAATTTCCGCGACGCAAAAAGCTATGAGTTTGCGGATACCAACTATTGCGAAGAGTTTGAAAACGCAGACATAGATGAGATCAAAAGTGCGCTGTACCAAAGCGGCGTCATCACGTCAGCGGTGCAGCGCTATTCGTTCTTCAAGATCAAGTATCGCGATGTGTCTTCCAGCAGCTGGGTAACCCTGACTGAGACTTATGGTGTGCGCAGCGAAACGCAGCAATCAGTCTTCAACTATATCCGACTTGAATTTGACACGCTTAGGCAGCGTGAATTTATGTTCGAGCCACTGTCAGGCTTCGAGATCAGAAACAGCCGCTATGGGTGTAACGCGACGCTCTACGTTCTGGACCCGAAAAAAGGACGCATCACCGTTACAGAAAACTGCGTAACAGCTGTTTTCAACGGCGAAGTAGTCGAGCTGAATGAAACAAACTTTGGAATCACCTACGGCAGAGCCAATCCCGCCTTGCAAGGCGACGCTAACAATGAATATAACTATGAAGGCAGAACCCTCAAAGCGCTACCCCCTGTAGACGCCAACACTTACATCGACGATTACGGCAGGCTTGCTGAGGCTTTTGTTTATCCAGAGATCACAAGCTCAGCAGACAATGGCCCCGAGCACGAAATCGTTTACGTCAACGAGATCGTTCCCAATGACAGCGTGCCCCAATATAACGGTATCGCGCTTGTGGGGATCAACATTCGCTCCTCTGCTGAATGGCAGCAATTTGCGCAATTCTCCGGCTACGTGACTGGTGGCAAAGAATGCAGCCTGTTGCTGGGAGGCAGTGGCCCCACGCACCTCTTCCCTGACGTTCTCTACGACCTGATGACAGACACCGTGCATGGTGCCGGTCATTACATCAAGCCGTACATGATCGACACGGCATCGTTCACGGCCTCAGCGCAGTGGTGTCAGGATCGTAAATACTTCTACGACGCTGCTGTTGCCGAGCGCGTAAACATACGACAGTGGGCTTCAGATTTGGCCGCCACACACTTGCTGCACTTCGGCGAATATGACGGCAAATTCTTCCTGCGCCCGGCGATCTCCTCTTCGCCCGTCACGATCTCGGGTCTGTTCACTGCGGGCAACATCGCAGAGGGCAGCTTCAGCCTGGAGTATTTCGACCCAGAGGACCGCGATCCGATCCAGGTGTCTGTTCGCTACCGGGAGGAGCGCCTGAACAGCGATGCCGCGAGCCCTGGACGCTTCCCGGTTGTGCGTGAGGTGCTGGTGCGTGAGGGAATTGCCTCCGAAACCGATCCAATCGAGCAGCTCGACATGACGGAATACTGCACCAGCTGCACACACGCCGTTGATGCAGCCAAGTTCCTGATCAGGATGCGCCGGATCCCAACGCATGTGATCTCGTTCCGCACCACGCATGAAGGCTTCAGCTCACGCCTGAATCCCGGCGATTACATCAAAGTGGCGATGGATGAAACCGAGTACGACGAGTTCACGAACGGCGTCGTTACAGGCTCGGGAGCACTGGTGAGCACAACAGCGCTTGATGATGGTACTTATGACGTGCTCGCGTGGGATGGGGTTGATGGTAACGAGCCCGCAGATGCCACGCTGACCGTCAGCGACAATGGCGCCACCGCGACACCAACTGGGATTATCTTCACAGTCAAGAAGGCGTCAACACAAATTCGCGTTTATCAAGTAGAGCGCATCTCGCCTGACGACGACGGAACCTTCACGATCGAGGCGATGTATATGCCTTTGAACAGCAGCGGTGTCACCAAGGTTGCCGAGGACTTCGATAACAATGCCAGCTGGGTCATCACGCCTCCGTGCAGCGCCATTTCTACAACGCCGGATGCGTGCGTGCCGACGTCGTATTCGAGGGATTGTTCTCCACCGCTTAGCGGTGCTGGGGTTTGGACGCTAGAGACTACGCATTCAAGCCCAAGCTCAGCATTTACCAGGTACTACGTTATCGAAATCTTTGAGCCTTTTTACAACGAGAGCGGCAACTTAATTGAAAGACGTATAGTGCAGGACAATAGAAGCGTAACCTCAGGAGACGTGCTTAGCTGGACTCCTAATACAGATGTTGATACATTTTTCAGTTTCTCTAGCAGATCTGTCAACAAAAAAGAAGGGATTTCTTACTGGGATCCAAGCAATTGCCCTCGCGGTGCAGGCACCAACGCGGGTTATGGCTATGCTGCCACCTACATTGATGGCGTTAGAGATACCGTTGTTACAGGCTTAGGAGAAGATGTTCTTTATGTTAATTGTGATTTTGATAATGCTTCGGAGTCGTTCGTGCTCAATTACATCGGCTCTGGCGTGATTCGAGATTGGTGGTCTGTCAGCGCCCTGCCTGGGACTATTTCTGGCGGCGTAATCAACGCAGGAGGCCCTATCCCCGAGCCTGACCTCCCCGGCCCTTAATGACCACCCCCACCCCCTCGATCCGCACCATGGTCGAGAGCCTGGTCGTCACCGCTGGCCAGGCCATCCGTCACGGCGCTGTTCCTTACGATGTCTACGAAGAGCGACTCAGGACATGCTTCGAGTGCGATTCCTTCGTTCAAGAAACAAAGCGTTGCTCTAAATGCGGTTGCTTCATGATTGCAAAAGCGCGTGTTGGCGGCGACCCAGCTAAACTATGCCCATTACAGAAGTGGTCGCGATAACCCATGCCTGTAGTATTCCCCCTCATTGAACCAACGGCACGCAACTTCACTGCGCCTCTGTGGTTC